GTTTATTCCTATGGAGTGGAACTTTGAGGGTTATATTGATAGATATGGTATGCCTGTATTTAATACGCCATCAAAGCCTGTTATAGGTATAGATGGTGAACCTATAACACTGGGAGCTATTGACTACTGGACAAACGAAGTTAACTCACTTACGCAAGATCCAGACGCATTAAACGAATTTTACAGACAGTTTCCAAGAACAGAGTCTCACGCATTTAGAGATGAGAGTAAGCAGTCTATATTCAACTTGACTAAGATATACCAACAGGTAGACTATAACGACTCCTTAATAATGGACCACCATGTAACGAGGGGTTCATTCCATTGGAAGGATGGTATAAAAGACTCTAAGGTTATATGGTCACCTAATAAGAACGGAAGATTTTTAGTAAGCTGGACACCACCCCCACACCTTCAGAACAAGGTTGTTATAGAGAGAGGTGTTAAGAAGCCAGGCAACGAGGACGTTGGTTCATTCGGCTGTGACTCCTATGATATATCAGGTGTTGTTGTAGGTAAAGGTTCTAACGGTGCGCTACATGGACTCACTAAGTTTAACATGCAAGAGGCTCCAAGTAATCATTTCTTTTTAGAGTACATAGCAAGACCTCAGACTGCGGAGATATTTTTCGAGGAGGTACTTATGGCCTTGGTGTTTTACGGTATGCCTATACTGTGTGAGAACAACAAACCTCGTTTACTGTATCACTTAAAGAATAGAGGGTACAGAGGGTATTCTTTAAACAGACCCGACAAGTCTTATACTAAACTATCCAAGACAGAGAAAGAGTTAGGAGGTATTCCAAACTCAAGTGAAGATGTAAAGCAGTCACACGCCTCTGCTATTGAGTCGTATATTGAAAGACATGTAGGGATTGATTTTAACGGAGACTATAGGGATGCTGGAGATATGGGGACGATGTACTTTGGAAAGACCCTTGAGGATTGGGCAAAGTTTGACATAAGTAACAGGACAAAGTTTGATGCTGCTATAAGCTCAGGGTTAGCTATAATGGCTAACCAGAAACACTTGTACACACCATCTAAACAACAATCGAAAATATTAGTTAAATTTGCGAGATATAATAACTCCAGCGGTAAAAGTCAAATAATTACATGAAAGACGTTAACATAAATATAAACTCTGCAGCGTTTCCTGACCAATTTGCTTCTGATAAAGATAAGGCTACAGACGAGTTCGGCCTACAAGTCGGTCAAGCTATACAGTACGAGTGGTTCAGAAAAGATGGTGGAGGGTGTAGGTTTTATAATCAGTGGACAGAGTTTCATAGACTAAGACTTTACGCAAGAGGAGAGCAGTCAGTAGCAAAGTACAAAAACGAATTAGCGGTAGACGGAGATTTATCGTATCTAAATTTAGACTGGACACCAGTACCTATCATACCAAAGTTCGTAGACATTGTTGTTAATGGAATGTCCGACAGATTGTTTAAGGTTAACTGTGTTGCTATGGATGCTATGTCAGCTGAAAAGAGGAATCAGTTTCAGAAGATGGTAGAGGTTAATGTAGTTGCTCAAGACCTCTTTAGACAAGTAGAAGAAGACTTTGGTGTAGAAATGTTTCAGGTAGATCCTAAGACCTTACCTCAAAGTGATACAGAGATGGAGCTTTACATGCAGCTTAACTATAAGCCTGCGATAGAGATAGCTAATGAGATAGCTATAAACACCATGCTTGAGGAGAATCATTATGCTGATACTCGTAAGAGGGTAGACTACGACATTACTACATTAGGAATAGGCATGACAAAGCACACCTTCCAAAAGGGTGATGGTATAAAGGTTGACTATGTTGACCCTGCAAATGTTGTTTACAGTTACACAGAGGATCCTTACTTCAAGGATACATTTTATTGGGGGGAGATAAAGACTGTGCCAATTGGTGAGGTAATAAAGATTGACCCAACCGTAACAAACGAACAGCTGTCTGAGATATCTAAGTACAGTCAGGCGTGGTATGACTACTACAATGTAGCGGCTATGTATGAGAACAGTATGTTTGCAAGAGACACGTGTACTCTATTATACTTCAACTACAAGACTACTAATAGTTTTGTATACAAAAAGAAAAAGACTGGAGAGGGTACTTATAAAACTGTAGAGAAGGATGACGAGTTCAACCCACCTCAAGAGATGATGGACGAGGGCGAGTTTGAAAAGGTAGAGAAAAGAATTGACGTTTGGTACGAGGGTGTTATGGTGATGGGTACAAACATTATCTTGAAGTGGGAAATGATGGAGAACATGGTTCGTCCTAACTCCGCTAACCAGTATGCTATGCCTAACTATGTAGCGTGTGCTCCAAGGATGTATAAGGGGGTGTTAGAGTCTTTAGTTAGAAGAATGATACCCTTCGCTGACTTAATACAAATAAGTCATTTAAAGATACAACAGGTAGTTGCTAAGGTAGTTCCAGACGGTGTGTTTATAGATGCTGATGGTCTTAATGAAGTAGACCTGGGTACAGGTGCAGCTTATAATCCTGAAGATGCTTTAAGGTTGTACTTCCAAACAGGTAGTGTTATTGGTAGGAGTTTTACTCAAGATGGTGAGTTTAACAACGCAAAGGTTCCTATCACTCAGCTTACATCCAGCAGTGGACAGAGTAAGATGCAGATGCTTATAGGTAACTACAACCATTACCTTAATATGATGAGACAGGTTACGGGGTTGAACGAGGCAAGGGATGCATCTTCTCCAGACCCAAATTCTTTAGTGGGGGTACAAAAGTTAGCCGCTTTAAATTCAAACGTAGCTACAAGACATATCTTAAACGGAAGCCTTTACATAACTAAAACTTTAGCAGAGTGCTTGTCTATTAGAACAGCAGATGTTTTGGAGTATGCTGACTTTAAGGATGAGTTTGCTATGCAGATTGGTAAATACAATCTAAATATATTAGAGGAAATAAAAAACTTATACCTATATGACTTCGGTATTTTTGTAGAGATGAGTCCTGACGAAGAGGAGAAGCAACAGCTTGAACAGAATATACAGATGTCATTACAGAATGGTGGTATTGATTTGGAGGATGCTATTGACATAAGGACTATCAATAACCTAAAGATGGCTAACCAGCTACTCAAGGTTAAGCGTAAACAAACTAAGGCAGAGGTTCAACAACAGCAGCAGCAGCAGCAACAAATGCAAGCGCAGCAAGCTCAACAACTGCAGCAACAAGCGGCTCAGGCTGCAATGCAGCAAACTCAAGCCGAGCTACAAGCTAAGATTCAAATTAAGCAAGCAGAGATAGCTTTCGAGATTGAGAAGCAAAAGAATGAGGCAGACCTTAAGCGTCAGTTAATGCAGGTTGAGTTTAACATGAATATGCAGCTAAGAGGGATGGACCAGTCGCAGATTGACAAAAGAGAGAAGCAAAGAGAAGAAGCTAAAGCAGACCGAATAAGTCTTGGTAATACTCAGCAGTCTAAAATGATTGAGCAAAGGAAAAGAAATTTACCAGCACAAAACTTTGAGTCTAATGAGGACAGCTTAGATGGCTTTGATTTGTCTGAGTTTTCTCCAAGATAAGAGTCTAAAAGAGCAATTAAAATAAGTATTAACTTTGTAAAAATTAAATTAAATGGAAGAGAGTAAGTTTATAGTAAAAGATGTTACTGGGGTTGAGAAATCAAAAGTAGAAATTGAAGAGCAACTGCTAAAGAAACATGAAGAGAAGTTTGAACAGGAGGAGGAAATCCAGCCAGAGGCCCCTGCCGAATCAAGCATAAATGATAGTGACGTTCTTTCTTATATTAAAAATAGATACGATAAGGACATCGAGTCAGTAGACCAATTGTTTGAAACAAAAGAATCAAACGAAAAGTTACCTGATGACGTGTCTGCATATTTTAACTACAAAAAAGAAACTGGTCGTGGTATCGAAGATTTTGTAAGGTTACAAAAAAACTTTGATGACATGGACAGTAAACAAATACTAACTGAATACTATACGTCTACAGAAGAAGGATTAGATAGTGAGGACATCAAGGATCTTATTGAAGATAAATTTTCTTATGATGAAGACTTTGATGACGAAAAGGAGATTAAGAAGATTCAGTTAGCAGAAAAACGAGAACTTGTAAAAGCGAAGAAGTTTTTAAATGATCAAAAAGATAAGTATAAAGTTCCTCTTGAGTCAAGCGGG